TTTTATAGAGAAACTTTTTCATTCTCATTACAAAACTAGGGTAGTATAAATTTTATATTAGGAGAAAATTATGGCAGGTAAATGCAAAGGCAAAAAAGGTTACGGTAAAGGTAAAAGAAAATGAATGAACAAATACAAAGATTAATGCAGATACTACAGTTAGGTGGGCAGACTGTACAACCTATGCGATACATGCCAACGCAGTCTGGACAAGATATGCAATATATGCCAGCTATGGAAGCAGGGCGTAATTATGCTAACAATGAAATGCCTTTATATACAGGAGGACTATTACAAAACCCACAAGGTGATATGGTAGACCCACAGATGCTAATGAATAACGCATACGATATGAACGCACCACGAGAAATGCGTATAGACGCAATAGAAAGATTAAGAGCACTAGGATTATAATATGGCTAAAAAGGGACTCTATGCAAACATCCATGCAAAACGAAAAAGAATTGCCGCAGGAAGCGGAGAAAAAATGCGTAAAGCAGGAGCAAAAGGAGCACCAACAGCCAAACAATTCAAAAAAGCAGCCAAAACAGCTAAAGTACGCAGAACTTCTAAAAGGCGTGGGTGATTGTGTTTAGTAACTGGTCATGGCATTGGTATATAGGTTTCAATATAGGATTTGAAATCTACGAGGGTGAAATTAAATCAGAAGGATTAACTTACCCTGTTGAATACTTACTTATCAACATTGGTCCATTAAGAATACAAAAAGGTGAATACATCTAATGGCTGTTAAAAAGAAAAAAGTAAACCTGTCTGTAGGCAGAGGTGAAAAACGCTCTGTAAAACAAGGTGCAGGATTAACAGCTAAAGGTCGTGCTAAATACAACAAAGCTACTGGCAGTAAATTAAAAGCACCAGTCACTGGTAAAGTTAAAAAAGGTTCAGCAGCAGCCAAGCGAAGAAAGTCTTTCTGTGCACGAAGTAAAAGCTGGACAGGTGAAAGAGGTAAAGCAGCTAGAGCTAGATGGAAGTGTTAGAAGATAGCCCTTGTAATGGGGTATGTCGCATGGAAAAAGTTAACGGAAAATACAGATGTGAGTCATGCTATAGAGACTACGATGATTTAGCCCAATGGCTATACATGACTAAAGAAGACAGACTAGAAAGAATGGAACAACTTAAAAAGGAGCGATGACCCACTATGGAGTCGCAAAATACGATAAAGACAGGTTACGAACCTCGTACCCCACAAAGACAGATACACCAACTCGTTAAGAACAACCGATTTTCAGTAGTGGTTGCTCATAGACGAATGGGCAAAACCGTTTGTGCGATTAATCAACTGATACATTCAGCATTAATTTCTGACAAACCTAACCCTAGATTTGCCTACATTGCACCAACATACAATCAAGCGAAAAGAGTTGCTTGGGATTATCTTCTTGAGTACACCAGACCGCTAGGAGGTAAAGCAAACATTGCAGAACTACGAGTGGATTTTATGGGTCGCAGGATATCTCTATATGGAGCTGATAATCCAGACTCGCTACGAGGTATTTATTTAGACGGTGTTGTGATTGACGAGATTGGTGATGTTAACCCTTCTCTGTTTACCGAAATTTTACGACCAGCTCTTGCTGACCGACAAGGTTATGCTGTAGCAATGGGTACACCGAAAGGTCAAAACCATTTTAAAGACTTGCGTGATAGAGGTGAGAAGAACGAAGGTTGGTCTCTATTAGAGTTTAAAGCATCTGAAACAGGTCTGTTATTAAAAGAAGAATTAAAAGCCGCATTTGATGAAATGGGCGAAGATAAATATATGCAGGAATTTGAGTGTTCTTTCCAAGCTCCTGTAGAAGGTTCTTACTATTCTAAAATTATTCATGATTTAGAACAAAAGAACAGAATCGTAGAAATAGAGAGAGATGGATTAGCCAGAACATACACAGGATGGGATTTGGGTATGTCAGACTCTACAGCAATATGGGTAGCACAATTAGTTAATAAAGAAGTAAGGCTGGTTGATTATGTAGAGAATCATGGCGTTGGATTAGATTACTATGTCTCTTGGTTACAAGAGCATGACTGGATGTATGCCACTCACATACTCCCTCACGATGTTGTCGTTAGAGAGCTAGGAACTGGTAAATCTCGTAAAGAGATGTTAGAAGATGCAGGTTTAGCAGTCACCGTTGCTCCAAAACTTAATGTGGCTGATGGCATACAAGCTTCACGCAGACTATTACCTCGTTGTTGGTTTGACCCAGAAACGACTAAACAAGGTTTAGATGCACTACGAAATTACAGAAGAGTATTTGATGAAAAACGCAATGTGTTTCATGATAGACCATTACACGATTGGTCATCTCATGCTTCCGATGCTTTTCGTTATTTAGCGGTTGGTTTAGATGAATCTCCTATGGAGTCATGGCACAAACCAATTCAAATCAATAACAAATGGATTGTTTAAATGGACGATAAATTAAAGGCAATACTAGAAAACGAGATAGAAGATGCTATCGGTTATCTGGAGACAGAAACTACTGACGAAAGACAACAGGCACTCGAATACTATCTTGGCGAACCCTACGGTAATGAGGTAGAAGGTAAATCTCAAATCGTTACTCGTGAGGTTGCAGAAGCAGTTGATGGTGCATTGCCACAATTAATGCGTTTATTTGCTTCAGGCGATAAGGTTGTACAGTTTGAACCTGTAAACAATGGCGACCAACCTTTTGCTCAACAAGCTACCGAATATGTAAACTGGGTGTTTAATAAAGATAACGATGGTTTCCTTATTATGCACAACTGGTTTAAAGATGCCTTACTACAAAAAGTAGGTATTGTAAAAGCATACTGGGAAGATAAGATTGATGTTAAAAAAGAATCTTATGTAAACCTTTCTGATGACGAACTTGCAATTATTATGCAAGACCCAGAAGTAGAAATTGTAGAACAAGAATCTACTATTATACAAGAGGCTGTATTTGATGAAATTACTGGTATGGAAATATCACCAGCACTATCTTCACACAATGTTAAGCTTAAGAAAACAACAAACAATGGTAAAGTAACTGTAGAGAATGTACCACCAGAAGAATTCTTAATTTCTAAAAGAGCTAGAACAATATCCGATTCTCCATTTTCTGCACATCGTAAGATGATGACTCGTAGTGAGTTAATAGCAATGGGTTACGATGAAGATGTCGTTATGGATTTATCAACAGGTGATGCACTAGAGTTTAGCCCAGAAAGAATAGCACGATACTCTAGGGGTGAGCAACCTACCGATATGGATTCAGATGATGAGTCTATGCAGTTAGTAGAAGTCTTTGAATGCTATTTAAAAGTAGATGCAGACGATGATGGTATTGCTGAATACAAAAGAGTTGTTTATGCTTCACATGAGATATTAGAAGAGCATGAATGTGATTACAATCCATTCCATTCTATCTGCCCTATTCCTATTCCTCATAAGTTCTATGGTCAGTCATTAGCTGATAGAGCAATGGACATTCAGTTAATTAAATCGACTGTAACTAGACAGATGCTAGACAACCTCTATTTAACTAACAACTATCGTGTTGGTGCAGTAGAAGGACAAGTAAACCTAGATGACTTACTAACATCCACAGCAGGTGGTGTGATTCGTATGAAGAATCCAAATGCTATTGTTCCATTAACGGTGCAATCTTCTGCTGGACAATCATTCCCAATGTTAGAGTATTTAGATAGTATACAAGCAAAACGAACAGGGGTGTCTGATTCACAACAAGGTCTTGACCCTAACTTACTACAGAATGTAACAGCAACGGCTGTATCTGCTATGTCGTCTGCCTCTACAGGCAAATTAGAATTAGTGGCTCGTATCTTTGCTGAAACTGGAGTAACCTCACTATTTAAAGGCATCTTACATCTCCTATGTAAATACCAAGATAAAGCTCGTGTGGTTCGTATCAATGGCGAGTTTATTCCTTTTGACCCAAGAGAATGGAAGACTAACTACAATGTTAATATTAATGTAGGTCTAGGCACAGGTCAAAGACAAGAACAATTAGCAACCATGCAAATGATTCTATCTAAACAAGAACAAATCATTCAGCAGTATGGCTTATCTAATCCTCTCGTTAATATCAAACAATACAGAGATACATTAGCCAAGTTTATTCACATGGCTGGATTCAAAGACTCTACCGAGTTTATGAATGAAATTACACCAGAGATGAACGAACAGCTATCTCAACCACAACCAGAGAAACCAGACCCTAATACAGAAGCCGCTAAAGTATTAGCACAAGTGGAAAGAGAAAAAGCACAACTTAAAGCACAAGCTGATGCTGCTAAAGTTCAATTAGATAGAGAACAGATGCAGTTAGAGGCACAACAAAAAGCATTAGAGCTACAACAAAAAGAAGTACAGCAAACAACAGACTTGGCTCTAAAAGAGTTGAAGATTCGTATGGATGCTGAAAGCAAAGACGGTAAGTTAAAAACTGACCAAACTAAAATGATTATGGATGCACTAGAAAAAATTAACAAAATTGCTACAGGTGGACAA